CATACCAATTTTGTCGGCTAAAACACTTGCATTGTGTTGTTTACCTCCTTTACCTTCGTAAGTCATTTTACAAGGAACAGAACCAACTGAGTCCCACATAATACACAATGAATAATCTAAATCACCCTTTTCTTGAGCATCTAATAAATCATTGATGTAATCTGTGATTTGTTCAATATAATCAAAGTTATTATTGAATATATAAAAACCGTCCCACTCTAATTCTCCCGTTTCTGTATCAACAACTTCTTCACATTCAAACCCCATTAACTTAGCGTGGTCAAAAGACCATTTTTGTTCTGTGATAATAAACACAGGTAAGATACCTTTCTTTTGAGCATCAACCGCAGTCTTAACCAATGCTGTTGTCTTACCCGTATCTGAATGTCCTAAGAACATATTGATGTGCCCCATCGCGGGTCCAGGTAAACCAACCGCATCCAAAAACGGTGCACCAAGGTCAAAGAATCTTTGTGGTTTATACTTTGCCGATGTGGAAAATTTCTTTTTAAGTGAACTAAAGTCGTTCTTTTTAATAGCCATTATAGTTCGTAAATTTTAAAATTTGTTATAGTTTCCAACTTGTCTTTTGCGTCTGTAAGTTGTCCAACTAAATTATCCATCTCTTCTGTGTGTTGTGGATGCTCACCAATCCCAACAGGATTTGTGAAATAAACATAAAGTCTTGCTTCGGCATCAGCAATTTCTGCTTCATATTTTTTAACTAACGCTTCTTTTAATTTTTCTGCAATCACTGGTTTCATTTTGTTTTTTTAATTTGTTTATAAAAAAAAAGCATGGATACAATATGTTTAAAAGTATCCATGCTTAATTAAATTTAGAATGGCAAATCTTCCGCTGGTTCTTCGTTCGCTTGTGGGTCAACAGGAGTTGGTGTTTCTTGTTTTGCCCCTCCAAGTGAAATTTCAGCAGCTTCACCGTAAACATATTTTTTAAGTTCAGATGACCACATTGGTGTCTCACCAACTGCAACTGCTTCTAAATATTCTACGGGTTTCTTTGAGTATACATCATTCCATGTAAGTTCGTCTTGGAGCCATCCTTCCATGATTCCCTTATCTTCATGTAGTGGTTGTGGGTCATCATACATGATTGTTTGAATAACTGTATATTCTTTTCCTTGTGGTGTTTTTGCTTTTGTAAGTTCAATGATTAAATCACGACCTTTTTCAGCCTCAGTGACATCACCTTTAGCTTTCCAAATAGGAAGAATTTTATCTAACACACCTTCTTGTTTGTAGTTGTGTTTGAATCGCCAAAATTTAACACCGTCTTGTTCGTTGTCACGGTCAATTACTTTTACAATGTAAAATAAACGTGAACGGTATTGTGATGCCAATTCTTTGTCTTCTTTCTTACCTGTAGAAATCAGTTCATTATAAACTTCAGTCAAAGGTGAACGTTCGTTGTCATTTTTTTCAGGGTCATACAACTTAACCCATTGCCCGTTTACTTGAATTTCATGGTACCAAACTTCGACAAATGGTGATGAACCATCTTTTGTAGGTAAGATACGAATTCTTCGTGATGCGGATTTTTCATTCTTCTGAAGGATTGCTGAGAAATACTTCTTCAATCTGTCTTCTTGAGAAATGTTAGTTCTTGGTGTGTTGCTCGATGTTGAATTTTTTTCGTACTGAGCTAGTACTGAATCTAATACTGAATTTGCCATAAATAAATTTTTAATTATTACTCTTTTATCTACAACAAATATAGGTGAATATTTAAGTTTGTCAAATAAAAAAAGGGGACAAACGCCCCCTTTATATTGATTCTTTATCCTATTATTTTTTACATCTTTGGATTCTCGTCGTCATATATATTAAATGTTTTTTTTACCTCATTTGGAGAAAAATTCTCAACCTCGTCTGATGTTAATACATATTCATTTTTTCCTGTTTTCTCCATCTCATCTTCTTTATCTTGAAAGAAATCTGTCAATTTTTGATTGTAAGGATAAGAATCTAAAGAACGTAACATTAATTTTTCTTCAGGAGTTTTTTCTCTATACTTATCAAATTTAGACTCTAAATCATTTATCTTAGTCATAATTTGGTCCATGTTCGCTAATTTTGATGCTAAGTCATCTAACTTAGTAAACATATCGTTCATAAATTCATCTTGTTTAGATTGTATTTCTTGTTGTGAAGTCACAAGGTCAGTGATATCAATCTCTTCACTTTCACCTTCTTCGTCGGTTTTTTCCTCACCACCCACTTCTTCAACGTCAGGGTCATTTTCAACATCTATAGGTTCAGGTACTTCGGTTGGTGCAGGTGTTGCTCCTGCATCTGCCGGTGGTACATCACCCGCCGGTGGTACACCACCCGCTGGTGCATCTGCCGGTGGTAAGCCCCCTGCCGGTGCATCAGTTGCCGGTGGAACATCATCTACCGGCGCTTCAGGTTGTTCATTAAGAATATATGAATTAATTTGATTAAATCGTTTTAATTCTTCTAATATTTGTTTTTCAATATTCATTTCTTAATTTTTAACCGTTTAATAATGTTTTTACACCATGAGGTGTTTCAACTTTTAATGTTCTATTTGTTTTCATAGTGTTATCCACTCGTTCAATCAAACCATCTTTCATTCTGATTGTATAACAGTCACCTGTATCTAAATCGCATACTTCTTGATATCCATTACCAGCATCTTTCTGTGTAACTCTAGTATCTTTTTTCAAGTAATCGTCTAATAATGCTTTCATACTCATAGTTTTTTTATAATATAAATATCTCTTTATTTTGTTTTTACTTAAATTGTTGCCATGCTTGAGTAAAACTTTCAACTAATGTATTGTAATTGTTTGTAAGTGATGCAAAATCAGATATTGTTTTACTTTTAATTTGAGTCTCATTTAATGGTGGTACAGGTGGTATCGCATCAGGATTACCGAAGGCAAATGTACCATACCAAGTTGTATAAGCTAGTTGGAATAATGCTGCTCCGTAACTCTTATCTAAATTTGTATTAGGATTTAATGTTACTAACCTTGGTATTGAGTTTATCACATTTGTCATATAAGCGTTCATAAACTGTATCGATTCTGTAAATGTGTCAAATTTAACAAGTCTAATATTTTTATTATCAATTTGTACACAGGATTGTTTTTTAATAAAACTATTAAGGTTTCCAGGTTGTATTCTTTGGGTGTCAATCTGAAATGGATTATAATTAATACAATTAAATACCCCGTTATTATTTGTGGTTGATTTTTGATTTTGTGCAATCCCCCATAACAATGCTTTCATAACTTTATTTGTAGTTACAGAATCTAATAGTGGAATAAATTCATCTTTTGTGAATGGTGTCTGTAATAAAGGTTCAAAAGGAACACTAGCATACACGGTAGGGACTCCACTTAAGCAAACATTTTCCGCTCCATTTAATGTTTGAAGTGGTGGGTTAGTGCTTAGTAGTTTCTCAGCATCTAGTACTTCTTGTGTTTTTGGTGTCTTAGTAACCCCTAATAAATTTTTAAGTTCAGCCAATACGGTTTTATTAACTGATGCCATTAAATTATCAATTTTAGGTAATGCATATTTAGGTATTCTTGTACCCTTAAACTCAGTATCAAATCCTGACGTTGAGATATTATGGTTTACCTCTGTAATCCAATATGGTCCATAAAACATAGGTACGTGTCTTAAAATATAATACATAGTAGGTTGAATCATAGCGTTACCCATACTACTTACCGTACACTGATACGACCTTGATTTGTATATACTATATAATGATTGTGATTGTTGTGCTACTTTGTCTCCTGAAACTGAACTACCCATATCGGCAAAAACCTTAAATGACTCTGAAGTGTTTTTCATTTCAGACATATCTAAATTTAATCCTTTGAAGATGTTTTGATTTCTTATTCCAAAATCAACAGCAAATCCAACTACACGATTACTCAGTGAATAATTTCTATTAGGGTCAGAAACTCTTAATGGGTTATCCGGAACTCTTAAATCAAAACTATCGTCACCAAATCTATTAAATGAGTTTTCTTTTGGTTTCGGGTATTCAGATGGGTTACCAACATATAGACACAAAAATTTAGGGTTAGATTGTGTGTAATCCACTTCTAAATAAGTCCCAAACAATGAATTACCAATTTCACTATCCTCTAATGGTTGACCACCTTTTAAAGCTTTTTGGATACCGTAAAAATTAATATAGGCAGGCATCGCCATAAAAATAAAATAATTATCTTCTAAAATTGAACTTATTAAAGACATTAAACTTTGGTCTTGCTTCGTATCTAAAGCAAGTCTATTTACCACTTTATTCAAATCTACATTGTAAGAATTACCTAAATCACTGTTTGACCTATCCATAAATAAAAAGTCTTCAAACAACGTAACACTTTTCAAATCTGAACCTGAAATCCATTTATCGTTAAAACCTTTTAACGTATTATAAAGGGCTAACTTGGTTGTGTCACCATTCATAGGTGTGGTTGGTAATCCATAATCGACTTCAATGTTCTTTAATATCTTATTTAACTTTGTAAAAGTCTGATTTACCATTTTATCCTGTAGTTCGTACCTATCTGTAAGGAAATCATTAATATATGTGATTAGTTTGTTTTTATTAAAAGTAGGGTCTTTT